GATTTCCTCTAAATATCAAGCACTTTGTGTTATTAAGGTATTAGAAACTGGAGACAAAGATAAGGTAACAGATGCTATTACAGATATTGTAAACTATGCCGGCTCCCAAAGCTCAATCTCATCAGTGCACTTAAAAGTTAGTTAACATATATTTATATATATGAAAGTTACGGTAAACAATATAATAGTTATAGTAGCAGTAGCAATAGCTGCAATGTATGCTTTTGGACTACTATCCCCTCTAGCAAACAAATACGAAGATAAACTCAGAGAAGAGATTGAGCAGAGTCAAACAACTGTAGATTCACTACAAAACTGTATTACGTTACTTGATTTAGAAAAAGAACTTCTCAGAACAAAAGCCGATAGTGCTTTAGCTGCTCTACACGACGAAGAACAAAAACGTAAACAAGAAAAAGATGCATTCAATCGTAAAATGGATGAGCTTAATAAGCTTTCTACTGCTCAGCTCGCCAGCTATTTCACAGAGCGTTACAGTAAGTAACGAAGGAGATACGCTAGTTTGTTTTCCTGATGAAATGGTAAGGCAGATTATCGAAGATTTAGAAAAAGGAGATTTGTGTGAAACAACCGCTCAAAGTTATCTTATTGACATTCAGAGTCTAAAAACTGCTATTGAAGCTAAAGATAGCGAAATCGGTATACTTGATGATAAGATCGACAACTACGTAGAGATCGGTAAAGAGAAAGACAGACAGATTGAAGCAAAAGAAAAAATTATCTTGGCTAATAAAGTAGCACTAAGGGGTAAGATGTTTCAAGGCTTTGTTGGAGGTTCTCTAGCCGGAATAGTCATCGGTGTAGTAATAATGCTATGAGTCAACAAGATGTAAAGAAAATAGTAATACAGGAATACGCTAAGTGTGCAAAAGATCCTGCATACTTTATGAAAAAATACTGCTATATTCAGCACCCTCAAAGAGGACGTATTCTATTCAATCTCTACCCATTCCAGGATAAGGTACTGCATTTATTTAGAGATCATCAGTACCTAATTACTCTTAAATCAAGACAGTTAGGTATCTCTACTTTAGCTGCTGGTTACGCATTATGGTTAATGCTCTTTCATAAAGATAAGAACGTATTAGCACTAGCAACTACTCAAGCTACTGCACGTAACCTAGTAACTAAAGTGCAGTTTATGTATGAACAGTTACCTTCCTGGTTACAGTTAAAAGCAGTAGAGAAGAACAAACTCTCGTTAAGATTAAAAAACGGTTCAAGAATATCAGCTAAATCATCCAATTCAGATGCTGCACGTTCAGAAGCAGTATCGTTACTATTGATCGATGAGGCAGCTTTTATCGATAATATTGAAGAAACTTACGCTTCAGCACAACAAACTCTTGCTACCGGAGGCCAGTGTATGGCTTTATCAACTCCCAACGGTATTGGTAACTGGTTCCATCAAACCTTTGAAAAGGCAGAGACTGGAGAGAATAGCTTCATACCCATCAGGCTACCCTGGCAAGTACATCCTGAGAGGAATCAAGAATGGAGAGATCAACAAGATGCTGACTTAGGTCCGAGGATGGCTGCTCAAGAGTGTGACTGTGACTTCTTATCATCGGGAGATACGGTATTCGAGCCTGAAGATTTAGTTTACATGGAAACTACCTCTCAGCAAGATCCTACTGAAAAAAGAGGAGTAAGCGGAGACTACTGGATATGGGAGTACCCGGACTACACAAAATCGTATATGGTAGTAGCCGACGTCGCTAGAGGTGACGGACAAGATTTTTCTACCTTCCATGTATTTGATATCGAAGGAGCAAATCAAGTAGCTGAATTTAAGAGTAAAGTACCTCCTAAGGAATTCGGGAACTTATTAGTAGGAGTAGCCTCCGAATATAATAACGCACTACTTGTAGTAGAAAATGCAAATATAGGATGGTCTACTATCGAACAGATCATAGAAAGGGATTACCAGAACATGTACTATTCTTCTAAGTCAGATCAAGATACTGTAGAGAGTTATATGACTAAGATGGAGAGAGGTAATCTTACTCCCGGTTTTACAATGTCTATGAGAACTCGTCCTTTAGTTATTGCTAAGATGATGGACTACATCAGAGAAAGGTCCGTGACTATAAAATCTCAACGTCTATTAAAAGAGATGAGGGTATTTGTATGGAAGAACGGAAAAGCACAAGCACAAACTAACTATAATGATGACTTAGTAATGGCATTCGCAACAGGGTTGTACGTTAGAGATACAGCACTAAGATTAAGACAGCAGGGTATGGACTTATCTAGAGCAAACCTATCAGCTATTTCAAATCTAAATCAGAGGCAAGGAGCTGCATATTCAGTTGGTAATATGCAAAATAATCCATATATTGTAAAAACCCCTGATGGTGAACAGGACATATCCTGGTTACTTTAGTAGGCCTATTTATAATTAAACTATTTTTACATGGCTGATACTTCCTTATTTGGTAGACTGCAGAGATTATTTTCTACCGACGTAGTAATTCGCAACGTCGGCGGAAATCAGCTTAAGGTAGCTGACGTTAATCACATTCAGAGTACAGGTAGATATGAAACCAACTCTCTGGTAGATAGATTCTCAAGACTATACTTATACAACAATAAGAACATTTTCAATCCTAACCTGAACTATCAGACGTTAAGGATTCAATTATATTCTGATTATGAAGCAATGGACACAGATCCTATTATTGCTTCAGCATTAGATATCTTAGCTGACGAAGCTACTCTTAAAAACGATATGGGCGACATTCTAACTATCAAGTCGTCTGACGAAAACGTTAAAAAAATCCTTCATAACTTATTCTACGATGTTTTAAACCTTGAGTTTAACTTATGGTCATGGACTCGTAATATGTGTAAGTATGGAGACTTCTTCTTAAAGTTAGAGGTAGCTGAAGAATTCGGTGTATACAATGTTCTACCCTACACAGTCTACAGTATGGTAAGACATGAGAGTCAAGATCCTGACGAACCAGCTAAAGTAACATTTACTATCGACCCAGACGGTATTGCATCATCATCTGATCCAAACTACATTCCTAGACACAAGGATAAGATCATTAAATTAGATAACTACGAAGTAGCACACTTTAGGTTACTCTCAGACACCAACTACCTTCCTTACGGACGCTCTTACATTGAACCTGCTAGAAAGATTTTTAAGCAGTTAACTTTAATGGAAGATGCGATGTTAATACACCGTATCATGAGAGCTCCCGAAAAGAGAGTATTTTATGTAAACGTAGGACAGATCCCACCTAACGAAGTTGAGCAGTTTATGCAAAAGACTATCAACGGTATGAAAAAGACTCCTTATATTGATCAACAAACCGGTCAATATAACCTCAAGTTCAATATGCAGAACATGATGGAGGATTTCTATATTCCAGTTAGAGGTGGGGATGCAACAACAAGAATCGATACTACTAAAGGATTAGATTACGACGGTACTAACGATGTTGAGTACCTAAGAGATAAAATGTTTGCTGCATTAAAAGTACCTAAAGCATACTTTGGTTACGAAGGAGACTTGCAAGGTAAAGCTACTCTAGCAGCAGAAGATATTAGATTCGCAAGAACTATCGAACGTATTCAGAGAATTATCGAATCTGAATTAACTAAGATTGCTCTAGTACATTTATACGTTCAAGGATACAAAGGAGAAGGGTTAACAAACTTTGAACTTAAACTAACTACTCCATCTATTATATACGAGCAAGAAAAGATCGCTCTATTAAAAGAAAAGATGGATCTAGCTTCACAAATGGCTGAAAGTAAATTATTCGCTACAGATTATATTTACGAAAACATCTTTAACTTATCTGAAGATCAGTTTAACGAACAGAGAGATCTAGTTAGGGAAGACAGTAAGAGAGCCTTTAGAATCGCTCAGATTGAAAACGAAGGTAACGACCCAGCTAAATCTGGAGTTACTTACGGTACACCTCACGACCTTGCTTCTATGTACGGTAGAAGAGGTTTCGACGGTCCTAAGATCCCAATCGGTTACGATGAAAGCAATCCTGAAGGAAGACCTCAGATTCATGCCTCTACTTATGGTACTCAAGACAGTCCATTCGGCGGAGACAGACTAGGTACTCATGATATGCACGGCGGCTACGACAACGAAGAAGATCAAGAGATTACTGTTACTGAAGACTCTAAGATTGACAATCTACAAACTAAATCAGTGTTTTACCAAAATAAAGACTTATTCCCACCAAAGAAGAGTTTGATTTTCGAAAAAAAGGAGGAAAAAGAGTCAGATATGCTTGATGAAAGTAATATTAAGGATTTAGGTTAAGCACATATATTTATATTAGTAGAATAGTATACTCATGAGAATTAAACATTCAAAGTACAAGAATACTGGATTAATCTTTGAACTGTTAGTAAAGCAGATCGCAGCAGATACCTTATCCCGCCAAGACTCACCGGCAGTTAAGGTGTTAAAGAAATTTTATACCGGCAAATCATCATTAGTTAGAGAATTCAGATTATACGAATATATCTTAAAGAACAAAGGAGTATCTCAAATGAAAGGAGAAACTATCCTTTCTACTATTACAGAGGTATCCCGTAAGATTGATAGAGCTACTATTAAGAAGCAAAAATACGAACTCATCGCAGAGATTAAGAATAATTACGATCTGGATGAGTTCTTCTCTATGAAGGTAAGAGACTATAAACCATTAGCAGCACTATACTGTTTAATGGAAGCTCAAACCACCGACTTAGTAGATCCTCAGTTTATCGTAAACAATAAGACCACAATATTAGAACATTTAACCAGTTCTAAACAATCTGAAGAAGACGTAAAAGACGCTATAGTAGAAGAGTACTCTAAGTATGATAAAGACTTACGTTTATTAACGTATAAGATATTATTAGAGAAGTTCAACGGTGCGTATGATAACTTCCTACCAGAGCAGAAAACAATCTTAAGAGAGTTTATAAACGCTTCAGAATCTCAAGTAAAGCTCAGAACTCTTATTAACGAAGAATTAGAAAAAATCTCTACAGCTGTTAATGAGTTAAAAGAGAGAGTATCTGATGATATTGCTAAGATAAAGTTAGACGAAGTAGCTAAAAACATTGCTCCTATCACAAATAAAACTAAGGTAGGAGATAACCACATTATTAACTTGTTACAATATTACGAATTAGTTAACGAGTTAAGAAGCTTATGAAAAAGCGAGAGCTAGAAGAGGTATTAAGAGACTATATCAGAGAGCAATTATCTGAGATGAGTACCACAGGTACTGGAGCAAGCTTTACACCAGGTACTGGAGCACAGTACGCAACACCTAATGCTTTCTCAAAAGATGATAGAGACAATAGAGCTGTACAGTTCTTAAAGAAAATGGGTTTTAAAAAAGCAGAAAGACCTAAAAGACCATCAAGCACTAAATTAGTAGATTACAGATAATGAGAACACTACAAGAAAAATACAACGGAGTATTAGAAGGAAACTTCTCTAAGACTCAATTTAAAAGAGATGCAGCTATTGAGATGCCTCAATTTGTATCTACTGTAAATAGCTTTGAAGATACGGTAGCCATACTAAAGAACAAAGGAGCTATCACTGAAGCTAAAAAACCTCAAGATCCTAAATACACAACAGCTAAACCAGCTGACCAAGTAGCACCTGATGTACTAGATACAGGTATTAAGTTTGAACTTGATAAGAAGTACGGTACGTTAGATGTAACTCCTGAGCAGTATGCTAAGTGTAGAGAGACGGCTATCAAGAATCTATCTAAAGACGTGCTATATTACGTTAAGCAAGATAGCGTTCAATTAGACGAACCGGGCGAAAAGATGGAGAAAGCTAAGTTGAATGAAGTAAAGGTAAAGGTATCTATTCCAGGTCAAGACGATTTTGACGCAGAAGACGGTAAAGAATATTCAGAAGAAGAAGCTGACAAGTACATTAAAAACGCTAAAGCTTCTGGAGCTACACCAATGGGCACTAAGTTTGAAAAAAACGAAGACTACGATCCAGATCAAGAACAAGATGATGAGGAAGTACCTATGCCTATGGATGATGAAGGTCGTCCATTAGGAGAAGAAACTGACGAAGCTATTCAGAACATTGAAAACGATGAGTATACCGTAAAAAGAATTGCAAAGTTAGTTAACCAGGTACTTCAGGATGCAGATCCTAGAGATGAAACAGTAAAAGCTTACGCTATCTCTGTTAAAAATGACTTAGAATCAGGAGATACTTCAAGATTAAAGAGGTACAAAGATATTATATCTTTAGATGATCTCAAAGACGATATAGAGCATTACATCTCTCATGACGTAGATCAGTTAGAAGAAATGGATTTTAATGATCCTATCGCTATGCGCCTAAGAGCAGATCAAACTCAGCGTGATCAAGAGGCAGCAAAGCCAAAACGCAGACCTCTTTACGGTAAGCAAAGACAAAAGGTTGAAGATGCACTATTGTATATTGACCA